TGGTTATATTGGTGGAAGTAAATGAGAGACAATAAGGTATTAGAATCTTTTAAAAAGAAATTAGAAAAGAATTTAAAAGAGATGAATATCTTTAAACATCTAAGACAAGAAGTTAATACTGGTGCTAATGGTACACAAGGTTATGTGATTAAAAAAGGTATCAACAAAGGTAAGGTTGCTAAATGAAAAGAAAAGTATCTTTATTTTTTAACAAGTTATCTTTGGCTTGGTTATCTTGTATGCTATTTATGGTTCAAGGTGATATAACATCCTTAACTTCAAAGCATATGGTGTTAGCAACTAAAACTGGAACTATTACAGGATTATTAGTTGTACTAATGTCATTTATACCTTTTCAATTTTATTTAAAATTACCTTTGTTAATGTTTATAGGTTGTTTTATTGCTGATCTACTTACACACCCAACTCATTTTGGAAGTCATTATACAGAAGCATTATACACAGCTTTATTAGCTGCAATATTTTCCTACATAATAACTTTATCACCAGCAGGTAAAAAATTAGAAGAATATTTAGAGGGAAAATGAGTAGAAAAACTAACACACTTTTAATTGGATTGTTAGGTACAATCCTTATGGGATTAGCTACTTGGACATTGGTCACACTTATAGAACTTCAATTAACAGTAACCATGATCCAAACTGACTTAATGTCTATTGACAAGCAATTTGGAAGGGTTTACAATTTTATTGATTCCGTTAGAGGTAAATAAAAGACTTTCATTATCAATATTTTTGTTTTATATCTCTAAATAGGAAAGTATGGTATGAACCAGGAGGTATTATGTTATTATGAAAACTATGAAAAAGAAAAAGAAAATGAAACAAGGCTATAATGCAAGAAAAGATGAATCAATGGGTATGAAAAGTGGTAAAGAATCATCTAAAAAAATGTCTATGGCTTCAAGAAGAAAAGTAGCTAAAGCTACACGTAAACCAAAAGGCACTTACGGTTTTAAAAAATAGTAAGTGATTAACAGAGAAGGATTTGGTAAACTTATGAAAAAAGGATATCATAAAACTAAAAGTGGCCGAGTTGCTAAAAAAGGTTTGTATTATAATATGAACAAAAGAAAAAAAGCAGGCACAAGTAGACCTGGTAAAGGTACCGTTTCTGCTAAAGCTTTAAAAGCCTCTGCTAAAACTGCAAAAAGTTAAATAATGGAAGTTGAATTAGATAAAAAAAAATTACAATTCACTAATGATGAAGGTGAAAAAGTTAATGTAGATGTTGATCAAGATCAAACTGAAAAAGATGAAGAAGTCTTTGAAAGTAATCATTATTCTAATTTAGCAGAAGAATTAGACGAAACAGAAGTTGGTCTTTTAGGTAAAGAATTAACTAGAGCTTATGAAGATGATAAAAGTTCTAGAAAAAACTGGGAAGACCAATATTCTAAAGGTTTAAGAATGTTAGGAGTAATTGTCGAAGATAGACAAGATCCATTCCCGGGAGCTTCTGGTGTTCATCACCCATTACTTGCTGAAGCAGCAACACAGTTTCAAGCAAGAGCTATTGCAGAAATGTTTCCACCAGGTGGCCCTGTTAAAACTCAAATCATTGGAAAAGTTACTGATAAAAAATTAGAACAAGCTCAAAGAGTTCAAGACTTTATGAACTTTCAAGTTACTCAAGAAATTCCTGATTACTTTAATGAACTAGATCAAATGTTATTTTATTTAGCTCTTGCAGGAAGTGCATTTAAAAAAGTTTATTTTGATAATACATTAGATAGGATTTGTTCTAAATTTGTACCAGCAGAAGATTTTGTAATTTCTATGGAAAATACAGATTTAGAAACTGCTGAAAGATATACACAGATAATGAAACTAACAAGAAATGATATTAGAAAATATCAAATATCAGGTGTCTACAGAGATATACCTTTAACTAAATCAGAAGCTGGCGGATCAGGAAGTAATAATGATGGAGATATGGTTGAACAAACTATACAAAGATTAGAAGGAATGTCTCCTAGTATGGCAGATAAAATTCATACCGTATTAGAAGTTCATACTAATTTAGATTTAGGTGAAGATAAAAATGAATTAGCTTTACCTTATATTGTTACAATAGATTATGAATCACAACAAGTTTTATCTATTAGAAGAAATTGGAAAGAAGAAGATACATTAAGAAGAAAAAGAACTTACTTTATACATTATAAATATCTTCCTGGCTTAGGCTTCTATGGCTTTGGCCTTATTCAAATGATCGGCGGACTACAACACGCAAGTACTGGTGCTCTTAGAGCACTACTTGATTCTGCTGCCTTTGCCAACCTCAATGGAGGCTTTAGAGCTAAAGGAGCAAGAATAGAAGGTGGAGACATTACGGTCTCTCCTGGTGAGTGGGTTGAAGTTGAAGCATATGGTGATGATCTTAGAAAAAGTTTTATCCCTCTTCCTTTTAAGGAACCTTCACCAACATTACTTCAATTACTTGGAGTATTAACTGAGTCAGGAAGACGTTTTGCTTCTATTGCAGATGCAATGATTGGTGATTCAGCTGGATCAGGTCCTGTTGGAACAACTGTTGCTTTAATAGAACAAGGATCAAAAGTATTTTCTGCTATTCATAAAAGAATACACCAAGCTCAAGGTAGAGAATTTAAATTAATCTATGAATTAAATGGAGAATATTTAGATGATGAATATTCATTTGAAGTAATAGGTGGAAGTCAAAAAATTAGAAGAAAAGATTTTACAAAAGCTATTAGTGTAGTTCCCGTATCTGATCCTAATATATTCTCTCAAGCTCAAAGAATAGCTTTAGCTCAAACTGGTTTACAATTAGCACAAGCTTCTCCCGATATAATAGATGTTAAAGAAGCAACAAGAAGATTTTTACAAGCTCTTAATATACCTGATTATATGGATTTAATGATCGAAGATGAAGATACACCTAGACGTGATCCAGTATCAGAAAACATGGCTGTACTTAATACTAAACCTATTCAAGTGTTTGAAGATCAAGATCATCAAGCTCATATGCAAGTTCACGCTCAATTTATGAATGATCCTAGATTTGGTGGAAACCCTGAAGCTAAAGAAAGATTATATCCAGCAATGTTAGCTCATATGGGTCAACACATGGCTTTCTTATATCAACAACAAATGCAAGCATCAGTTCCTGAAGGTAACCCTGTTTCTTCTGGAGATTTTAATAGAGAATTAAATGATGAACCATCACAAGAGATAAGTATAGAAGAAGAAAATAGAATAGCAGCTGCAGCAGCACAAGCTGCACAACAATTAATGGGATCTATGCCACCTTCTCCTGAAGAACAAAAAGCTTCTATGGAAGCACAAAAAGATCAAGCTCAATTACAGTTAAAAGCAGAAGAATTAAATATTAGAAAAGCTAGATTTATGGAAGGTGTTAAACAAAGTGAAAAACAAAATGCTAGAAAAGATACTGAGACAAAAGCTAAAGTAGTGGAGATTGCAAGTAAAGTTGCAAGGGAAGATAATAAGAGAGATTAATGAGAGATCATAAAATATTGACTAGCTTTCAAAAAAGTCAAGAAAAGAAAAATAAAGAAATGATTTTATTTAAAAATCTTAAAAAAGAAGTTGAAACTGGAGCTAATGGAACTCAATCTTATATAATAAAAAAAGGTATTAATAAAAATAAACTAGCAACGAAAGATATTAATGGCGGTTAAACCTGAAGAAGTAAGACAAGCTAAAAAGTTTTTAGAAAATAAAAAAATTTCTATTAAAAAAGTTAAACCTCATCTATTTGCAATTGCTTCAAATAGTTTAAGAAAAAATTTTAATGAAACATTAGATTTCTTTAAGAAAGGAACAAGTGGAACGACTGATTCAAGCGATTAAAAAAAATATTAAAGATCATAAACAAGAACTATCACAAAATTTATTAGGTAAAGGTGTAGAAAATATATCTGAATTCAAACGTGTCTATGGATATGCACAGGGTTTAGATAAAGCCTTTCAAATAATAAATGAAACAATCGAAAAATATAAAAAAGGAGATATAGAAGATGAATAGTAATGAAGCATGGGCAACAGATAATGATATACCTACACCTGAAAAAATACCACAACCAGTAGGATATAGAATATTACTTAGACCTAGAGGAGCGGTAGTAAAAACTAAAGGTGGAATAATTTTATCAGATTCTTCACAAGATAATCAAGCTTACTTAAATAGTGTAGGACAAGTGATTGCTATGGGACCAGAATGTTATAGCGATAGAAAAAGTCCTTGGTGTAAAGTAGGAGATTGGGTTATTTTTGGTAGATATGCAGGAGCAAGAGTTTCTGTACAAAAAGTAAAAATGGTGCTATTAAATGATGATGAGATTATTGCAACTTTGGAAAATCCAGAGGTAGTAACTCAACAACTGTAACATACATTAACGAAAGTTAATGCCAACATAGGAGAAACTATGATAGACGAAAAAGAACATAAGAATGAAGAATTAGA